TACTTGTACTTTATTTAATATTTTGAAAAAAGGCCACGTGCCTAATATTTCTTTAGCTTATGAAATAGAAAAAAAAACAAATGGCCGTGTTACGCTATATGATTGGATCGATCAATCAATAACTTCCCCACGTGGCGATACCGAAAAAAACAATAGACAAAAATAATGCAACATCAAGAACTAGAATGCGAAATTCCGGGTCAGTTTGAAAGCCGTAAATCAATTCATCGAGAACTTTTTTCATACTTCCTCCCAAAAAAACAACAATTACATTTAACATAATAATTTAAAATAGGAAAAACATGAATATTTCATCATTTGATAAAGGAACAATTTTAATTTTAGCCGGGTTGTTAACTTTTGGAATTTATTTTAAAGATGACATGGTTATTGCCGGGACTGCGCTTTTTTGCTTTATAAATGCTGTAATATATTATTTAAAAGCGATGCTGACTTTGGAAAAACATCATTAAATTAGGAAAAAACATGAATATTTCATTAAGAGAAAAAGCAATAATATTTGCAATTACCGGTAGTACAATTTTTGGTTTGTATAATTGCATCGATCTTTTTATAAATGTGGCGACAGGTTTATGTCTTGGAACTTCTGTTGCATATTATATAAGATCTATCTTGATTTCTCAAAAAAATGCATTGATAAAACCAAAAGATACTTGATAATAATTTTTGAAAAGAGTATGAAAAACGGGGAAACGAACGCCAATAAGTGTCCCCGCAAGAGAATAGAAATATATTTAACATTATAAAAAAATGAAATATTCAAAATAACATTAAAAAAAATGCAATATATTAAAGAAATTACATTAACAATCTCAAGAAAATGCAATATATTCGCCAATGAATATGCACATTTTCTTAATAAAATGCAACAATTCATTGAGAAATATGAACGATTATTATGACTTCCCGCCAAGGTCCTGTCTCACCCATATCCTAAAAAATTGCCCTAGAGCCGCTCTAGTGTTTATTTTTCTTTGGAAAAACAAAAAGAAAAATGATCTTTTCTTTATCCAAAAAAAGAAAATACGGCGATACCTTGAAACTTCCCCCACCATCTTCAAAAACGTTATTATATCATTAAGTACCATCGGCTTGTTGACTTACGAGGAAACAGACAAAGGTTACTTTATCGACGTAAAGGTAATTGAAGATGAAGCCGAATCCTCATAGCTACTTTTACCTCTTATGCGATGAATGCGCATGCCGATTCGTCACGCTCGGAAACCCTTGTGTTGCGTTAATAAATTTTACCTGCTCTTACTATAGATTTTACAAACTCCTCACCTACGACGATCGCCATGAACCAGACAAAGCAATCAAAGGGCCTCTTCGATATTTGGAATCGAAAGGATTTATCATCTCAACAGAGATCGATAGATTCCGCGTGGCCATCTTACCTAACTTCAAAAAGTGCACATATGACGACGAAACTAATAAATTTTGCTGGTGTGGTTCGTGATTGCTATGTAAGAGGAAATTGTGCTAGGGTATTGAATGAAAATGCCCAGCTTTGCCGGCCGGGCATTTTTAGAGCGTCGATACGCACTATACGAAACTTGCTGGTTTCTATAGTAGCATTCGAAGCAATTGATTTCAATCATTTTGTGAGGTGCTATGTCTTCAATTCCCTATAGAGCAATACCAATTTCTTTAGAATCTAATAAAGAGTGGCTTAAACTATCTCTTAAACGTAGAGAGCTTTTTCTTTTTTTAATGAGAAAAGCTGTTTCTATTGAATCTTATCTTTACAAAGGGGAAATCTTGACCTATGGGCAATATGTTTGGAGCCTCAACAAACTCCGAGAAAAATTCAACGAAACTCTCAATCCTGAAGATCAATATAGTAGATCTGGACTTCAAGAAGCTCTTCAACACCTATATAAAATAAATTTTATAAATAAAGGTAAATTTGGTACCACCGTACACGCAGAAACGGTTGTAACTGTCACATATTCAGATAGTTGCGAGTTGATAAAAACAAAGCTCCGTACAGCTTTTGATGACCTCCGTACACCCGCCGTACAACCTCAAGATTCGTCCGCCGTACAACCTAAAGTATCTGAAAATATCGTTGATGATATATCTAGAGATGGAATCAAAGAACACAAAAAATCAAGCTCCGTACAACCAGAAATTTCTTTAAACAAGGTACCTCCGTACACCCAACATGATCTAACACAATCTAACACTAATGATAATGTCTATATAAGACATTGTCCGGATGATGCTTTTCAAATAAATAAATTAACCCAGGAAGGTGTTCAAGCTTCGCATAAATACAAACTTACTGCGGAACAACAATTATCTCTTTCATGGCTGGAATCACAAAAAATTAACACAAGACTTGGTACTTTATGCTGGTGGTCAAAAAATTATAGTCTTGAAAGATTAAAATGCGTTTACAAAGCTGTGTGTGCGATAAAAAAGAAAAGAAGCATCGGAGCGCTTATGACCACTTTTCTTCGAAAAGATGTTCCAGTTGGATATGATTCAATTAAAGAAAATTATGAATTTTTCCCTGGATTTAGGGATCAATATCCTGAATTTAATTGGGAACTTAAAGAAACATTAGTGATTTGTGAATATGGAAATATAAAAAAGGAAATTCCTTTAAAATATAACCCAAATTTATTTGTGGATACACTTTTTAGAACAATGGAAAATTTACGCGGAGCATTATGAAAATTAAAGATTGTAGGATTCTTTGGAATGAAGATGTTGAATTAAAGAAAATAATAGATATTGAAATTCATGAATTTATTATTGAGAACGGCGGTTTTAGGAATCGCTTCTTACATGAGAAATTTTCATGGGATATAGGAAATGCCTCTAAAACTTGGGGTGATTGGGATTTAGAAAAAATTCTTATTGAATTTTTATGTATTCGTAAATTCTCATCAGAAGAGGTTAAACAAAAGTTTATAAATCAATTAAGAAAGTTAGATGTTTTTGAAGAAAATTATCAATTCTTGACAAGAAAATATAATTAAAACATTGCGGTTAAATAACTTAAATAATATAATTCAACTATCCGGGATTTCCGGATACTTCAAACTTTTAACACTTTAGGAAATGTCAATGGAAAATTTTAAATTCATGTCTTATATCCCAACTCCAACCGACCAATACATGCTCGGAATTGCTAAAATAAAAGTTAGTTTATTCAATCCGAACACAAAGCAACCTCTTGGAGATCTGGAGCTTAGATATAAGCATGTTAAGACAAAAGACGGCACCGGTTCCTTCTTCACGGCGGCGAATTACACGACAACGGATAGCTTAGGCGAAAAGAAATATATCCCTTGCTTCCTCTTCGATAGCCGTTCGGCCGATGATGAGATTCAAGATTTCTTACGCGACAAAGTCAACCAAACGATTGCGCTTCGCAGCATTCATACTACCAATCCCCAAGCAATCGTCCATCAACAGCCAACCAGCATGAAAGAGGTCGCCGCGGAAGAGCAGTTACCGTTTTGAGGATTCTAATCTAATTCCAAAATCGAAAGGAAGGCGTCAAAAACAGTCTAAGACGATCGAAAAAGATATGGTCTGTATGGATCGATCGATAAAGGTTGAGAAACTAAGGAAGGCCCGTCAAAAGCAGTTCTTGCCTTCTACTACCGAAATTGAGCCGGGAAGAGTTATTTTAACTCTTCCCCTTGTTACGATCAGCGAAGCCAACTGTTCCCATGCCTGGCGAACTAAACACAAACGCCATAAAGCGCAGAAAAACGCCATCTTTTGGGCATTCCTGACTGTGAAGCATTTAGTTAAATTGCCTTGCGCGATTACTTATATTCGCTATGCGCCAAAGTCATTAGATAAATTTGAAAATCTACCCATGGCGTTCAAATGGGTAAATGATGCGTTATGCGCTGAAATCACCGGCGACTTTAGACCCGGTCGTGCCGATGAATGTAAAGAAATAGATTTAAAATGCGATCAAGTTAAATCCGATTCTTTAGGTATTAAAATAATTATTGAGTTTTAGGATATTCCCATTTAGGTTCTCCTTTTTCATCACTAACCAAAATTTGACCCGCTTTCGTCACATTTTATTTTTCTTTATTTTCCGAAGCCCAAGCTATGATGGTTTCAGGTCTGATATCTTGTTTAAGCAAGTCCATAACAGCGACAGCTTGTTCGTAGGTTAGTTCTAGCTTGGCTTTTAATTCTTTTGTAGAAATATGGCCTTTATTTTGAGTAAAAATAGTTTTAGCTGCATCATAAACTTCCCCCGCGATTTCAGTAGTAGGAAAAACATTATCAAGCTCTTCAGGAACTGTCGGAAGTCTATATCTATCTTGTGGGGCTTTTAAAGGTAACATATTAATTCCTATTGTTATTATTTTTCATATCCTAAATTTATCACCTTGAAACTTATCGGAGCATGGCCTAGTAAATTTTCTTGAGATCGTACCACAACACCTTCACGAGGCTTTCCATTGCTATAAGTACCTTCACCTAAATATTCAAGCTGCTTTTTATCAAAACTTTCGCCTGATTTAAGCCAAGCAACCGTTAGAAATTGTGAATCAGAACATAAATGAAGCAATTCTTGCATCGTCAAATATCTATGCTCGACAATATTGTAAGCACTAAAGGCATATCCTTCTATCTCTTTCAAGCCCATAGGGTTCCCTTGAATACCGGGACCACATGTTTCCCATTGTAGCGCTATTCCTTCCGGCAATTTATTTGACAAATCATATCTCAAAGCAATTTTCCAATAACCATTCTCTTCATTAAAAGCTAATTCAAGGTTACGGCTACATAGTCCAAAATGGTTTTTATATTTAAATGCCGTTGTAGATGATCCATCAGCCTTCTCCGTGATATAATATGGCTTTCCTTCAAGTAAATCGATCAATTCTTGCGAACGTTGGTAATTGGGTTCATCAGTTTTGGGAATAAAATCAGGAAAATGACCGATCGCCATACCATTTAAATGTGCTGGCATTGGCTTATGATATTTTGTGACATTCATAAATAAGGTTATATCTTCACCAACTTGAGTATTAATTTTAAATATTTCTGGCATAATCACAACTTCACTCGGTGCACCTCGAAATCGACGCATCTTAACGCGCCAATTACTGCTCTTCATGAAAGCCATTTCTTCGCTTTCTGCAATTAATGTATCAGGAAGATAGACAATGCATTTACTATCTATTTCAAAATCACCTTTCTTGACAATACCTCGCCATTTTCCACCAACTCCACATACAACAGTCGCGCTAACGATAAAATCAGCATTTGGTATCTCTTCAATAGCTATGATCTTTCCAACATAAACCAATCCTATATTTTTCTTCATGATGCTATTCCTTAACTTTCATTAATTATTTTTCCTCTATTTCTTCCAAAAGCAGATTGATTTTATCATTATTTCGCCAATTGTAGACATCCATAAACAAGCGCATATAATCATCTGTAGTAGCTTTCGGACAGAATCTCTCAACCATCTTTTCAAGGTTTTGTCTCCACTTAGTAGCATTGAAATCAGCATGACGGATAAGTTTAATCAAACATTTCCAAAAGCGCGAAGATGATGTATAATTAGAAAATCCATTCATACGCTTAATATAGCCAATTGTGTCCCAGCATATATCTAATTCATCATTAAATTCTTCTTCATTAAATATATAACTACCTTTTTTAAAATATAATTTAGGAACTTTGCCACCTCCTAGCATAATATTTAAAGCTACTTTTAAACTAATATTATACTTTTTAAGGAAATCAGCAAGTTTTTGATATTCTTGATTGCCATTTTTACAATAAAAATTTAAATAATCCGCCATTATCCATGATTTTGAAACATTCATTAAGAGAATGTCTTTTGCTTCAAGTTGTTTATCCATTTGGTAATAGATTTCAACCATTAAAGCTTTAGCGGCAAGAAGTCTATGTTGCCCGTCAATGACTTCCATATCTCCATTAACTGAAATAGGGCGCAATTCAAGTAAGTTTCTTGACTTTATAGATTCAATAAGCGCTTTTACATGACTTGGCGTTATTCTTTCTCTATTATCTGTTCTGAATTTAAATTGGTCGTAGTCTTTTGTTTTTTTTATTATCATTTTCTTTTTCTTTAATTTTTGTTAGGTGTTTTTATCTATGGGTATTTCTTAATTCTTTAACGACATCAATGAGAATTTCAATTTGCATTTCAATATTTGCAATTCTCGTATTCTCTTTTTCTTTCTTTTCCGCATGTAATGAGTCGCAAGTTGCTGCTGTTTTATTAGCTTTATCAACAAGACGTTTATCCGATGCTTTTTGCGCTTGTATAGCATCATATAAATGCCGCCCTCCATTAATCCTCACTTCATGAATAACGGTATTCTTGCCACGTTTCAACTTTATAGCAATTTGGCTTAAAGAAATTCCTTCATTGATTAATTTATGAATAACTTTACGTTCGTCTAATGTTAATCGTTCATAAAGTTTTTCTTCTTTAGTAGCGGCAACCAAGGTTGAATGACATGCTTTATATTCAGGAAAAAGAGGGAGTGTCAATTCTTCGTCAGTGAATCTTTTCATAAAGCGCGTAGCTACATTAACCGCTTTGTAATTATCTCGGCCTCCTCCTCGTTTAATTTCATATTTGATACAACGAAGAGAACGGCCTATTTCATCGGCTATTTTCTGATAACTATATTGGCGGTTTAGTAAATTTTCTATTTTCTCGCGTTCATCGAAAGTTAGCCAATTTATTCCCATGGTCGTCGTTTATTTTTGTTAAGGGTTTGTTAGGTCTTTTACTACAAAAATAGCATGTTTCGTCAGAGCATGCTTTTTCTAACCATTCGTTGCATTGCCAGCAATAGAAGGCGTCACTTCTTGTATTGTATTTGACAAGCGTTTTGCAGGTAGGACAATGATTTACTTGTGTTATATTATTCTTTATATTGGTCGGTAGAAGTCACTTTTAATTGCATCAACATTGCCATTAGACATAACATTTTTATTATCGCAAGCAATATCAAAAATAAACCCATGGTCATTGATAACATACTCATAAGCCATAACCATTCAGCTAAAGATAAAATACAAAATAAAGAAAGTATCCCTAGATTTAATGTAATTCGATGCTTTTTCATCACTCATTTACTCCTTTTAAAAAGATGGCACGTGTTGTAGCGCATATTACATTCAATAAATGAGCCATCAACAATGTTTGTACTGAATGGAATTGAACCATTAATCGGCTAGTTATGAGTTAGCTGCTTTACCTTTAAGCTACAGCACAATATAGGGAATGGGTGGGATCGAACCACCTACCAGTGGCTTAACAGGCCAATGCTCTACCAGTGAACTACACTCCCCTATTTGTTTATTCTATTCCTTTCTTTACTCGCTTATCAAAAGCTCGCTTGCTTTCCATATTGATTTTCAATAACTCTGTAAATGTTTTATTGATTTCTTTATCTGATTCTTCTTCATATCCAGCTGTCAAAACAATCGAAAGGGTTGCTAAGAGAATATCACACATATACAAAGGCCCTTGTAAATGAAATGCTTCACAATCGATATCTTTTAAGACCTCTAAAATATCGTTAATGCCTTTTCTGATAGCTGTATCAACGCCTTCAGGAAGTTCTTTTTGATTTAATTCTTCAAATTCCATTTCTATTTCTCTTTTAAATCTTCGATTGTCTCAGCAATTTTAATAAACGCTTTCCTAATTTGAGCAATAAGCTTAGGCATTCTTTCATATTCCATTTCTGTTAAAACCCCATGATGCAAAGATGCCGCAATATGCATGCAAATAATATCCATGTTTTCAGCACCTCTACAACCTTTAGCAAAATACTCATTGAGTTTTTCAACTTGTATCATTGTTTCTTTAAATTTAACTTCATGGTTGAGTTGTGACATATATTCCTCTCAATGATTTCTAATCGTTCTTTAAGATCTAAGTAATTTTTAGCTAATTCGCCATGCCGGGCAAATAATGCTTTGCGTAATTTGTCTTGGCTTTTCTTCAAGAGACTTATTTCTTCTTGGAAAAGCTCAATCTCTGTCTTCTCATGGAAAAAGTCTAGCTGTATTAACATTTCATTCTCATCGTTGAAATAAAATAATAATCCCTTGCGCTTTATATTGCAAGTGTAATATGATAACCATACATGACAATCATATGCAAGGCTTAACTTGCTAAAGAATTGATAAAAACACAAGTAAATTTAAAAAAAATGTCACAGCAGATAGAAGATAATTCAATAAAACAGAAAATTGCTCAAGTTCTTGAGATCATGAAACAGCATCCAATCATCTCCAGAACATTACTACAACGAAAAATGAAGATAACTTCCACCGCGGCACAAGCCTTACTCGATACAGTAAATAACCTACAACAAAAACGAACATAACAAATAATATCAGACGTGAATGATTATTTTATTATAATCAAAGTTTTAAATACTCAAATATAAAAAAAGAGGACGATATGAGTGAAAGAGAAAGTGATCTAAAGGAAGCAATAAAATCCATGCTTACAATTTTGGAATTAAAAGAGAAATATCATAACAAATCTTCTGATTGCAAGGATTGCTCTCCTCAAGATGAATATATAAAAAATAGTGAAGAACACCTCCAACAAGTCAAAATAGCTAAAGAATTTGAAAATGAATATACCGAAATGATCACTTGGGCTTTCGGATCAGATTTTTTTAACGATGCTTATCATTCTAAAGATGAAACAGTAAAAGTTTGGGCAAATAGACATCCAAATCTTGCTCCTCTTAAAATATGTTTGATTCTTGATGAAAATAAATCACATACTTCTATTCTTATGCAAATAGCCCCACTTTGGTATAATAGTAAAAATAATAACAAATAAAAAGGTAAGCATGGATATCCAAGTCTTTCGGAAAAATATATATGGCAAAGAAAGATTTTATCCTGTGACGAAAGATGCTATCTTCCTTGCTAATCTTATTGGTTGCCCTTCTTTAGCCATGCGACATCTCAAACTATGTAAACAACATGGATGGGATGTCTCTTTTGTTACTGAAAAGATAGATTTTGATGATTATATCGAGAAAGAAAAATAATGGAAAATAAAGAACCCCAATTTGCTTTCGGAAAGAAATTAGGCATTGCTGAATGTTTGTATAATGATATTCCATTCATGCAAAATATGATTGGACGATTAATGGTATGCATGAAAGAAACAAACAAGCTTCATAATGTATCTTGTGAATTCTTTCGACTTGATTTTAGACCTCAAACTTATGAGGAAGAGCTTTTGAGAGAATTTCCATTAAGCGTATTGATTCTTGATTTGAAATGGGGATCTAAAAAGGAATTAGAAAAAAATAATCATGCGTTGTAAGCAATGCAATAAACTCACAGTCAAAAAACAATATCTTCAAGAATTTTGTTCCCAAAACTGTAAGTCTAAGCATCGACAAAAATCAGGCATTGATGATATCCAAAAGAGATGCCCCATATGCAATAAAACCTATATGGTTAACAAATATTATAATACCAAAACATGCAGTCGCGCTTGCGGTATGATCACGAAATATAAAGCTAATACTTGATTTAAATTATAATTTTATTTATGTCTATCTCTTAGAAAGAGAGACATATGACAGAAATAAAAGAGAAAAAAAAGAAAAACGTTCCTCCTCGCCCTCCTCTTGGTAATCAATATGCCAAGGGCTCAACTACAAACGGCGCTCCTCGCAAATATGATCTAGAAGAAGAAGCAAAAGAATTATTAAAATGGTCATTAAAAGCCGATTCTTTACGTCTTTATGGTTTTACTTTTAACAAAGATTATCCTACTCAAAGATTAGAAGAGTTCGCCAAACGTTCGCCTGTTTTTGCCGACGCCATTATTATAGCTAAAAATAGATTGGCAATGCGACGTGAGCAATATGCATGTCTTGATAAAACTGGAATACCTGCTCATGTCTATAACAAAACGGCACATATTTATGATCATGAGTTAATAGATACACAAGAAGCTATTATTGAGAAAGGCAAAGAGAAAGACCTTAAACGTAAGCTTAAAGAGATAAGACATGCTTTAGAAGTAAAGAATGAGCTCGACCTTAAGTCTCAAGTCCCTCCAAATCTTATTAATGTCAATTCTGATAATGAGAATATGATTCTCAAAGCCCAGCTTGCGAATGCATTAGAAATCATTGAAGAATTGAGAAATAAGAAATAATGATATCTAGCCCTAAGCAAGATAAGAGCTTTTTAGAATCTACTCATGCGTTTAACATATGGGTGGGTGCTGTTCGTTCAGGTAAGACATTCTCTAGCATCCGTAGATTCATTCATGAGTTGCAATATGGCCCTGGCGATGAGGCTATGATAGTTGGCGTTAACCGAAGCAGTATTGACAGAAACATACTTAAAACTATGTATCAATTACTCGGCTTTCCTTTGCCATCACCTAAAACAATGAAGACTAAGTTATTTGGTAAGACCTTGTATTTCGTAGGTGCTCCAGACGTGGGAGCAGTATCAACGATACAAGGCTCAACTTTAGCTCAAGCTTATGTTGATGAAGCTACATGTATTCCTGAGTTATTTTGGAAGATGCTAGAATCTCGTTTGAGTGTGCCAGGTGCTAAACTATTTGCTACCTGTAACCCTGATGGCCCCTCTCATTGGCTTAAGAAAGATTATATTGATAGAGCTAAAGAATTAGATGTTGTCTATTGGAATTTTAATCTCGAAGATAATCCAATCCTTGATGAAGAATATAAAAGGCGTATTAAAGCTTCTTACACTGGCTTGTGGTATAAGCGTTTTATCTTAGGTGAATGGGCATTAGCTCAAGGAGCTGTTTATGACACATATGATCACTTCAACGAATATGCCAATCCTTTCCCTCCTCCAACTTATTATATAGTAGGTGTTGACTATGGGACGACTAACGCAACAGCGGCCGTTTTATGCGCTATTACTCCAAATAAATGGCCGCAAATTCGAGTGGAGCAAGAATATTATTGGGATTCTACCACAAAAGGTCGTTCGAAAACTGATGCAGAGCTTGTATCAGACATCAAAGACTTCATCGGTTATAAAAATGTTTCTGCGATTTATGTTGATCCAGCGGCCGCATCATTCAAAATTGCCCTCCGGCAAGCTGACTTGCCTGTATTGGATGCCAACAACGATGTCTTATTGGGTATTAAAATCACAGGTAAATTTATCTCAGGAAAGAATCTAGTCATCCATAAATCATGTCAGATATTGCGAGAACATTTGCAATCTTATGCATGGGATTCTAAGGCGGCTGATCGAGGAGAAGATAAGCCGATTAAGAAGAATGACCATATATGCGATGCGCTGCGTTATGCATGTACTACAGCCTTCCCACAAGGGGAATTTAATAATCCAGATGAATATTTAACCGTTGAGCAAATGAAGCGTAAAATCTATGGCGATGAAGGCTATGGTTTTATAAATCAAAATTATTCAGGATATTTATAAAGAAATAATTCGCTTTGTGATATAAAATTTTATTTAGATATTAATGAGGTTTTTATGATTATTCCTTTAGGTACTCGCGTTCTTATTAAACCTTTCAAAGAAGAAAAGAAATCAACCATCCTTCTTGTCGAGGAAAAAGCCCCTACACAGTATGAAGTTGTTGCTATTGGAGATGACGTAACAAAATTATCTGTTGGGAATTTAGTATTTATTGATCCTTATACATACTCTAAAGTTGAATATAAAGATGAAATACTTCTTATTATCGAGGAAGCAAAAGTCTTAGCTAAATTCTTAAAATAGGTCATCTCTGTGGGTTCATATGAAAATGGTAATTATAGTTTAGGTTATGTCGATCCGACTGATTTAGGAATGAAAGATCTTAAACAGATGCAAGATTTCTTCTATCAAGCCAATTATCCAGGAAATTCCTCGCTATGGATGCAAGGAGCTATTGATAAGAGATTCAAAGTCGGCGATCAATCTTTATATAATGCCTCATATGGTCTTGGAAATAATACTAATGGAATGCCTCAAAAGTTCTTTCTAAATCTTGTTAGACGCCATATCAATATGATATGTGGATATCAGAGGAAGAACAGAAAATCTACTATAACTATTCCTGCACATGACAATGATGATTCACTCGCGGATGAATATAATACTACAATGAAATGGTGTGATGATAGAGACGGTTATCAGGAATATCAAAGTCAAGCATTTGAAGGCGCTTGTGACACTGGTATGACATTGCTTCATCTTTATCCTGATTATACCTTTGACCCTATCTCAGGCGATCTTTTTACTGATTGTGTATCATATAATAATTTTTTGATAGATCAGTATTTCCGCAAGCAGGATCTTTCCGACTGTAATGGGATTTGGCGTCGTAGATGGGTTAACAAACAGGGTGCTAAGCAGTTATTGCCGGGATATGGAAAAGAAATAGATAAGATGAAACCCGGTGGAATTAAAGATGGTCGCTTCCCAGTGCAAGCAGAGCTTCTTAATATCTCTATGAATGACTTATTTAGTTATGATGAATTTTACTATCGCACCTCACGGAAAGGAACTATTGTTTTAGATCCTAAGAGTGGCGAAGCGATCGAATGGGAACAAGACGAATCAGATGATGATGATATGATGCAGCGCACATTAGCGCAACAACCATGGTTAATCACAAAAGAGGTTCAGATACCTACTGTTAAACTTGTTATCACATTAAGCGGCAAGGTTGTTTATCATGGAAAAAATTTATTAAATACCGATGATTATCCATTTGTGCCTTCCATGTGCTATTATGAGCCAGATATTCAATCATATGCATGGCGCTGCATGGGTATTATTAGGAATCTTAGAGATCCACAATGGCTCTACAATATGCGTAAGGGAATAGAATTACAAATATTACAGTCTCAGATTAATTCTGGATGGATATTCCCAGTTGATGCAGTAACAGATATTAAGGCATTTAGACAGACCGGAGAAGGCTTTTTAGTTCCTCTTAAAGCCGGACATTTGCCAAATGAGATTCAGAGAATAGAAGCCGCGGCAATTCCAGAATCTTTATTACAATTATCAGCAAGTTTATCTGAAGATATAACAAGGATTTCAGGTGTTAACGAAGAACTTTTGGGAGCAGCGACAGACGACAAGTCTGGAATTCTTTCTATGCTCAGACAGGGTGCAGGTCTTACAACGTTGCAAACTATTTTCGACAAGTTGGACTATACCCAAAGATTATATGGTAAAATCCGTCTCGCAGCGATTAGAAAGAACTTCAGTAAAGGTAAAATTCGCAACATTCTTGGTCATGATGCGGATCCGCGTTTCTTTACGGCACATGCTCAAAAATATGCCATCTCTGTTGAAGAAGGTAATTACTCCACTTCACAACGCCAAACAGAGCTTCAGCAATTACTTCACTTTAAAGAACTAGGAATGAATATTGCCGATAAGTCAATTCTACGTGCGGCTTTCATCACTAATAAGAAACAAGTCATAGCAGAGATGGAAGAGGCAAACCAAGCGGAACAGCAATCTCAACAAGCGCAAGCAGCTCAACAAGAGAAAATAGATAATAGCAAAATAATGGGCGCTTATGCTAAAGCTCGTTTAGATATAGCGAAAGTTGAAGAAACTAAAGCTAGGATCGACGATCTAGAAGCTGGAGCAGAGCATAAACGTACAGCAGCTGATCTAGATATTGTTAGACAAATGGTGGAATTAGAAGATTTAGATTTAGCCAATTTTAGAACAAATCTAGAGATGGCAGAAATTATTAAACTAACACAGGGTTCGAAAAGCAATCATCCTAGTTTTAGACAAGAAGAACAAACGGCCGCAATCGGCTAAAAGGGGTATAAAATGGCACTCAATAAAGCAGTTAATAATGTAGATAGCAGAGGTGATAAGCCTGCACAAAAAGCTAAAGAAGGGCTTAAATTTCCTTTGGGCAATGCTCATTGGGAAAACAAAGTAGAAGAAACGGAAATGGCTGATCTTCGCTATGCAAGCGAGATGAATACAGCAGCGGAATATAAGAAATCCGTTGATGGATTAGCTAAATATGTTAAAAAGAATAAAATGGATTACTAAATAAATGGGATGATTTAAGACAATCATCCCATTTGTAAAGCTGCTTTACATTGAAAGGATTTATCATGGTTAAAGAAAAAACTGTGCATGGCGTTGATTCAGTTAAACGCAAAGATGCTGATGTTGTTAAAAAAGGATTTGGCCCGGCTATTCCTAATGATCAATGGGAAATGCGCGTCAATCCAATGCCTGCTGGTATTCCGAATGATCCAGCTGGTGCATTCCTTGCAATGGAAGGAAAAAATAGACCAGTTCCACACAAAAAAATAAACGAGTATGATTATTGATGACTAAGCGAGTAACAGCCGGAGAACTGTCTCAAAAAGCTTTAGCCGATACAACCAAATATGATGCTTTAGAAGTTGGTCATGCAATGACTGATGATGTTACGCATCAATTAAGAGAATGTGTACGCCTCTATAGAGACAAGATAGATGAGGATGAATTCTGTGTTATTCGGATAATTGCTAGCGATCCTCTTATTAAGAATGCTAAGAGGTTTAAATATTATGCATGGCCATATCTACCAGCACCTAGGCCGAATCAGGCCGTATTTCTTTATAATAAGCCTTTAGATCAGTTTACCAAACGTCTATGGATTCTTCCTAGTGCTATGGTAATGGCCGAACTTGCAGGAACTAGCATCGTCGTTGATAAACGATATCAGACAATGCAAGCCTGGAGTGTTGCATTCTTCAAGGGAACATTTTGGGAATATATTCGCCATGAACATGATATAGATATGCTATCTCAAGAAGAATATATGTTAGTTCATCGCGAGGAATTGATTAAGGCTGGATGTAAGTTGTTCGAGGCGCACACTTCCGAGCCCTTTGATTTTAGTAAGATCGCGATCGAGAAGATCGTAGACACGAAGACAGTCTTGGCCGATGAGGATTGATTCGATGGCTTTAGGCAAACAGAGTACCCCTATTGGGGCATCAGCTATCATAAAAGTAACAGTTTTTCGATAGTTATTTAAACTTTTCATGAGATTCTTGTTAATTTTATTCATCTCTTTTTCGAGAATCTTTTGGGCTTTATCAGTATACATATAAGGAAATCACCAATGGAAGAGCAGAAACAACAACAAACAACAATATCTGAAGTAAAAACAGAAGATAAGATTAATCCTGTTCAAAATCAAGAAAATTTAGCAATTTCTCAATCGGATAGTAAAGAGGAAAAGCCTAAAACAGCAACGGAATGGGATAAGTTTCGGGAAGCTAGAGCTATAGAGCGTAAACGTGCTGAAGAAATCGAGAAGCAAGCTAGAAAGAGTGCTGAAGAAGCGGCAGCCTTAAAAGCAGCATTAGAAGCAGCATTAAATAAACAACAATATAATGCTCCCCAATCTCAGAATGGATATGACAATGGTGAAGAGACTGAAGAGCAGCGTATTGATAAGAAAGTTAACGCAGCATTAGCAAAGCGTGAAATAGAAGCAGCCAAACAGCGTAAAGAACGTGAACAAGCGGAATTTCCTGAAAGATTAACTTCCACTTATAGAGATTTTAATCAAGTTTGTTCAACTGAAAATCTAGATTATTTAGAATATCATTATCCTGAAGTTGCCGGAGCTTTTAAACATTCACCAGATGGCTTTGATAAATGGGCATCGGTTTATCAAACCGTTAAACGATTAGTTCCTAATGCTGATTCTAAAAAAGATCAGAAAAAAGCAGAAGCGAATTTTAATAAACCTCAGAGCGCTTCATCACCAACTGTAACAAGTACAGGTCAAGCATTAACAGCTACGCATTTAGATGAATCAAGAAAAGCCTCTAATTGGACAAGAATGCAGAAAGCTATGAAAGGATTAAGCTAATGGAAGAGAGGATCAGAAATTTTATAATACAAACAAATATGGGTGCTGTTCGGTTACAAGCAGGAACAATTTTGATTGAATCGGATGGAATTTTAAGTTTGATAACTAATCACAAGACTGTCGCTTGTTTTAAAAATTGGCTATATTTTCTTGTTGAGGAACAAGAAAATAAAATTTGATTTAATTATTGAACATAAATATTTAAATATGTAATTTATTGTTTTCGGACTGGATGTTGTGGGTTGTCCTCCCACCGGGCTAAATCACGGGTTGCCCTCCGTAGGCTGATAAGTTCACCTTGCCAAGTGAACGTGAATATCATTAACTTACGAGGTCAACCATGTCATTCCCTACCGGAATTACAAATATCAACAATTTTGCTCCAGAGTTGCCAGTGCAGGCTTCTGAAGATCTATTGTCAACTCCAATGTTCAATTTGATCCACTCTTTCGGAGTCGATCTTCATCATGCCGAAGCTTATATCGGTAAAACTACACGTATGTCACGTTTTGAGCGTCTATCTACAGATGGCGGTCAACTTGATGGTTCTGGTATTGATCCAGCATCTGAAGTTCCAGTTCGTAGCGATATTGACGCAACAATGGAAATTTATGCGAAATCAATTGTTACAAATGAGCAGGTCAAAAAATTATGCACAGCCTGCTATAAACCAACTCTAAATATCTTGGAAGGCCTAAAAGTTTAATAAACTCAAGGTAACCAGAGGCAACTCTTAATTATAGGAACGATTTCTAGCATGAAGATTACGAAGTTCGAGACAAAGTTTAGCGCGAAGTTCATGGATCTCAGGTTTAACTTGAGGACCAGATTGACCAACGCAATAAAACTTTTGTTTACCCGATCTAACCATCTCCATGATGATTTCAGCCTGTCTTTTCTTAATGATGAGATAGGGATAAATAATTTCACATATATGAAGAAGTCTATCACCGGTACATTGCCATTTATATACAGTTTTAAGACTGTTTATAGGTGTTTGTTTTCTAGTGTATTTAAACTTTTTGCTGCCAAAATTATCAACAAGCCAGTCGATGAGAATTTCATCAGTGGAACTAATGATAAGATAGGTTGTGTACCAAGGATTACCATTCTTGGCTTTAGCATAAGTTCCGGAAGTAAGGGCACCTTCACCATCAACAATGCCAGCCATATAGGCACAAATTGTTTCTGGATAAATTTTGCGAATGTATTTATCAATCATATGAAATCCATTGCTAACGTTGTTATATACGTTAATGATAACATAATTAAGGCAGAGCCGCAACGACTAAGTGAGATGGACTGCATTATTTTAATGCGGTAAGCGATAGTCTAAACAATGGTGAAAGCCATTGAGACGGGATTAACAAGACCGTCCGCCACAATAAAAGTCCACCGAGACTATAAACAAAGTGGTCAGTAAGCTTAACTATGAGCTGAAAGTAATAGATCCCAGTGTGTGCTTTGGGAAAATAGCAAGACTCTAACAAAGTTTACAGCATTATTAGGACAATGGGTAAGAGAAAAAGAAGATTTGCTAATGCGCGACCTTTTCAGTTCTAGTGTATCTTATATTAATGCCACAGGTGGTTTAAACGGCGATCAGCCTTCAAACATATCCTTGAACGATGTTAATAATATTGAAACTATTCTTCTTGGTAATGATGCGCGTACAATGCTTGTAAGCATAGATGCAATGAATAAATTTGCTACAGGCCCTACTAGAGATGCTTTTATAGCGCTTGCAAATACAAATTTGACAAACGATCTTCAGAAAGTACAAGGTGTATTGCTTAAAAATGCATATCCTGCACAAGAAGGTCTAAGACCAGAAGAGTATTGTTCGATCTCTAGATTCCGTTTCTTTGTTTCTTCTAAAGCTGCAAAGATTCCTGGAGCATCACTTAAAGGTAATACTGTTTATACAATCCCTATGTATGGTTTAGAAGCTGCAGCCAAGATTGAACAGAATAACTACACCGCTGTTATCGGTTACCGTCCGCCATGGGTTGTTTCGTCTGTTTCACAAAACAGTCAACTATATGCGAAGTTTGCGATTGCTCGCGCGATTACAAACCAAAATTGGATCTCTGGTCTGAATGCGACAACATTCCAACCATCATAAGGAGAAATAGATCATGCCTTTTACTATCTTAACAGGTAATACATTCACCTCTACAGGTGCAGGCGTTAAAATTAATTTGCCAAGTTCAGCAGATTATTTTGTAACTACTAATATGACACAACTTCCACTTGCTCCAGCGACTGGTGTTGTGATTCGTTCTGAATGGTTCGGCCCTAAATTTGGCCTTGGTCAAACGGCTGTAAATAATGGGATACGTTGGAAGAAAACAGCTTCAGTTAATGCGATTGAAATTGATACTTTTGCGACATCTACAGCATCAAACGGTTTCACTTATGTAACAAAAGTCCCAGTAGTTGAAGCGCAAGCCGCTAATGCTATCACAGCGATTACAGCAGCTAACCCAGCAGTAGTTGCACAGACTAACACCTATTCAAATGGTGATGTTGTGAGACTATATGGCACAACTGGAATGTTGCAAATTGGTGGAATGGATTTCCAAATCAGTTCAGTCTCTGGCTCTGGTTATACATTGTTAGGTCTACCAGCTACCGCAGGCAATGGCTTTGCAAGTGCTGGTACTGCTGGATTTACACGCAGAATTTCACAATTTAATGCAGTTGATCCAGAGTTCCTATATATCACTAACATTTCTAATGCTACACAAGCCGTTGTTTCGACTTCAGTCGATCCAAGTAACTACTATGTAGTAGGTATGAAGATTCATTTCAGTGTGCCTTATTCATATGGTATGACTCAAATTAATCAACTTACTGGAAATATCATAGCTGTTAATGCTGTGGGAGCAACTTCTAATATTGGTGCATATAACGTGACAGTGGATATTGATACAAGTGCCTTTACTGCATTTGCATTCCCAGCATCTACAGCTTCACCGACAGCGCCATTATGGGCAACTTTTGCACCAGCTGGACAAAACACACAGTTTAACCCTCTTACAGGCGTTCAAACTGGTTATGACTTTGTGAAGGCTCCGTTCCATACAGGTCAATTTACTCCATATATGTTCCTTGCCGGTGGCGCTCAGTCCCCTGCTGGTGCTAACTTGGATCAAATTAACTGGATCGCATACAAGTTTGAAAACTAGATGATAAGGAGGGGTAAAACCCTCCTTATTTTATGAGGTTAGATGACATTTCCGAATAACTCGAATCAGTACTTACCCGGCGTTATCCAGATACCAAGTACGTTGGAGATTACGGCATTAACAAATACTTATCCGGCTATTGTGACCATTTCGATAGAAGTAGTTACAGCGGCAAATACTTATATTTTTGGGCAATTAGTCCGTCTTAATATTCCTTATTCTTATGGAATGTCACAAGCAAATGGATTAGTGGCAACAGTACTTTCGAATAATGGGACGCAATTAGTTTTAGATCTTAATACAACTAATTTTGATCCTTTTGTCGTTCCTTCGGGGAATGTTTCCCAGCCGGCTAGTGTTGCTCCGGCAGGTTCAAGAAATTTAGAATATAATAACAGCACAGATTTTGTCCCTTTTCAATCGTTAAATAACAGAGGTAATTAAATGGCTCATGTCGTCATGTGTACAGCTTCGGGAGAACAACATGGATTGATTAACACTTTAACCAATTCAGTTGTCTTTGATGATTTTAAATCTATGGATCCTTCCATTAAAACAAAATGCGAGAAAGAGAAGAAAGAAGATGCTCGCATAGTTAAAGTTAAATATTTGAATACTCGTGGTAAACATGAACGTTTATCAAAACCTTATTGTCGATGGGCTGGCGATCCAATTCAAATGTGGCATTTGATTCCTGGCCAAGTCTATGACATTCCTTACGGAATGGTCAAAGAAGTTAATAACGTGAAGATGCCTAAACGTAGTGGTCTTGTGACTATTGATGGTCAAGCTTTAAAAAAAGATGAATCACCATTAGACAAGGATGAAGACGGCGAGCAATTGCACTTGCTTGTTCCAGCCTCTTTTTAGGGTTTTTATTTTGTAATATTAAGTTGTTCTCCTTGGAGATCTAATTTGTAAAGCCGCTTTACATATATAAGGTAAATTTATGACATCGCCCATTGCTCCCGCAGATTCAACCTATGCAAGAATAGAGCAGAAAGTGCGCCGTTTAACAGCATCTTCAGGCGAATTGTCTTTAAAATCGACAGACATTCAACAGGCGGTAAATGTTTTTTACAGTCAGGATTTCCCTTATGGAATTAAAATTGATCAAATGCGATCTGTATATACGTTCTTTACGGAGCCAAATAGAGATCGCTATCCTTTAGATGTTAATTTCAATCAAGGTGTAAGAGCGCCAATGTATGTTGAAGGGATTCAAGGAAATTTCTTTAAGGATCGGCAACAATTTTATGCTTTATGGCCAAGATTTCCAACAGAATTTAAACCTATCAATGGTGATGGAACAACTACAACTTTTAATTTTAATATTCAAGGCCCTTTCCTGAGTAAGGAAGTTGTTTTAGGGGGAGTAGATAAAAATGGTTCTCCAATTAGTGTGAATGATGACGGTAATGGAAATTTGCAGTTATTAACGCCTAATGCTGTTAGATCTGTTCCCCTTCAAACGACTAATCCAGCTTTACCAGGAATGTATAATAATAATACGGGCAATCCTGGCTTAAACAATCCTCAAAATATTGGTACTGTTAATTATGTAAATGGAAATTTCAGCCTTGTATTTCCTATTGCTCCAGCGGCTGGAACTCAGATGACGCTTTGGGTTAGTCAATATCAAACAGGACGACCATATAGTTTATTATTCTGGAATAACGAATTTACTATTCGACCTGTACCAAAATTGATACATAAGATTGAGGTAGAAACTTTTCTAACTCCAGTTCAATTCATGCAGCAAACTGATACACCTATTTTAAATCAATGGTGGCAATATATCGCTTATGGAGCCGCAATGGAGATCCTTAGAGAGCGTCAAGATCTTGAGGGCGTGTCTAACTTATCAGAAGGATTTCAACGTCAGGAAGCTCTTGTTTTAGAGCGCCAAGCTATTGAAGAATTATTCACACCGAATCCAACAATCTTTAACTCTGTGACTCCATCGGCTGGTGGTGTTAATGGCATAGGATATTATTGGTAATATGGCAGGATATCAACCACTTTACATTAAAGGCAATGAAACGGGCTTAGTACAAAATAGGCAGGAATTCATTTTGCCAAATGATGCTTATCCGATTCTAGAGAATGCTTATATATTCAGAGAACAACTTAAGCGTAAACAAGGTTGTCAATTACTTGGAAGACTTCGAAGAGATCTTATTAATTATCCAACTACCGGATCCCCTCTTTTAGGTGTCACGGATGGATCGGGGAATTTTTCAGGTAATCTTTTTACAATTCTTGTTTCTCTAGGTTATATAAATGCTAGTGAAAACTCTGGTATTGTCTTAGGAATGGTTAATATTCATGTTAATGCCTTTGGTACATTTATAGAAAACTCACCTCCAAATGGAACATTATCAGCTCCATTTTCAGGAACTGGCATTATTAATTATGCGACAGGTGCATTTAGTGTAAGTACAGCAGGCGCAGCCCCTGGCCAAAACGTTCATTTATATTTGTTTAGTTATTATCCTGGCCTTCCTGTCATGGGATTGCGTTCACGCCAATTAAATACTATTAATAATGAAATGACCATCGCTTTTGATACCATATATGCCTATCGCTTTGTAGGTACTTCATGGCAAGAATTTATTCCGGGAACTGTTTGGACTGGTGATGATTCCGATTTATTTTGGACAACAAATTATTGGGTTAGCGCCGCTAATGCTAAACTTTTTTGGGTCACTAACTTTTCAGGAATTACCGGTGATCCCATTCGTTATACAGATGGGATAACTTGGACAACTTTTGCTCCTGTTATTGATGCGGCTGGCAATCTATTAACTCAATGTCTTTGTATAATCCCATTTCGTGGAAGATTGGTTGTATTTAATACTTTAGAAGGGGCGAATTTAGCCACCTCGGTATCTTATCCAAATAGGATACGATGGGCAGCAATAGGCAGCCCCTTTACGACTAACGCTTGGAGAGATGACATTAGAGGCCAAGGAGGTTTTCTTGATATTCCTACTTCAGAAAATATTATTTCAGTTGGTTTTGTTCGTGACAATCTTGTTGTTTATTGCGAAAGCAGCACTTGGCAACTTCGTTATACTGGCCGATCAATTGCGCCATTTCAGATCGAGAAAGTTAATAGCGAACTTGGAGCTGAAAGCACATTTAGTGCTATTCAATTTGATACGTCTTTAGTTGGCATTGGTGATAAAGGTATTGTTGAATGCGATAGCTATAAGAGCGAAAGAATTGATATCAAGATTCCAGATCTTGTTTATCTATTTCAAAATCAACTTTCCGGCCCCAAACGCGTATATGGTATTAGAAACTTCCAGAAAAGGTTGGCTTTTTGGACTTATCCTTATCAACCAACGGGAGCCAAGTTTCCGAATCGTCGTTTAGTTTATAATTATGAAAACGACTCATGGGCAATTTATATTGATTCATTTACAGCTTTAGGAACATTTCAGCCTCAGACATCTAGAACATGGGCAGGTACTGTTTCGCCATGGCGTTCTCAGAATTATGCTTGGTTTGATACGCCGGCACTTTTCCCGGATATTGTTGGAGGAAATCAAGAAGGTTATGTTGTTTATTTAGATAAGAAAGTAACTAATGATGTTACATTAGCTATTAGCAATATTGTCGGTAATTCTCCTTTACCAACCGTTTTAACAGTGATCGATCATAACTTCCAAATTGGTCAAGAAGGTCAAATAATCCAAATTAGTGGAATTCCAATAGGAACACCTTTTGCTAATTTAAATGGTGGAATTTTCGAAGTAGATGTTATTAATTCTAATAGTTTTAGATTGTTTTTATATGATCCTACAACACAGGAATTTAGTACTCCTCAGACCGATACGCCAGGTACATATATTGGTGGAGGTCAAATAAGTGTTAAAGATAACTTTAGAATCGTTAGTAAAAAGTTTAACTTTCTAGATGAAGGTCAAAATATCCAATTAGGATTCATTGATATTCTTATGGATGATACTTCTACTGCAAACGGATCTGAAGATGGGGAAATTTCACTAAAAGTATATGTCGATTATAATAATTCAAGTCCTGTCAATATTCTTCCTCAAAATTCTCAATCCGATACTTTCTTTAATGCAAGTGTGCCAACTTATCGTATTTCTGGGGAAGAAGCATCAAAGAATTTTCAAAGAGTTTTCTGTCCGGTTCGAGGCGCATTTATTACTATTGAATGGACACTTTCAAATTTACAAATGACAACAGGTGCGCAAGAATCTGATGTTCAAATTGATCTTCAAATATTATGGATACGTAAAGCCGGGAAGCTACTTCCACGAGGAGTTTAAAATTGAATGGTTAAGGGTAATGTGTTATAAGTAATAATGACAAGGGGTCATTATGAAAGAAAAAAAATGCGATTATTGTAATAAAATTTATAAACCAAATTCTCAATGTAAAGAATGCGGTTTAAAATGTCGTTTATTAAATGGAATAAAAAAGAATGGAGATTGTTGGGATTGGAAAAGAAAAATTTCAAAAACTGGTTATGGACAAATAACTATAAATTCAAAATATTGTTCAGTTCATAGAGAAAGTTATAAATTTTTTAAAGGGGAAATACCTTTAGGCAACCAAGTTTGTCATTCATGTGACAATAAAAAATGTATTAATCCCGAACATTTATGGGTTGGAACGCAAAAAGAAAATATACAAGATGCAAAAAATAAAAATAGACTTGCCGATCAAAGAGGAAGAAAACATTCGAAAGAAACATTAGAAAAATTGAAGCTTCGTCCTCATTCAGATCGAAGAGGCGAAAAGCATCATTTGAGAAAATTAAATGAAAAAGATATTTTTAAAATTAGGGACTTGTTAAAAAATGGTTATACTCAAAAACAAATAGGCGAAATGTATGAAGTTAATCAAAGCACAATTTGTCAAATCAAAAATGGTAAACGTTGGAGTCATATATGACTTAAACTTAGGGGGTTATTTTGAGCTTCAATCCTAATGTGCCGCAGCCTAATGATGATTTAAGCGATAGTCAAGGTGATTTGCTATTGAATTTTCAAACAGCAAATACAAGTTTTGGAAGAGATCATTTTGCTTTTTCCGATCTGACGGCTAATAATGGAAAGCATAATCAGGTGACAACACCAGTATTTATTGATTCTCCACCTACAGGATTGCCACCAGTTACTACAACAGACCCTAAAGCCTATGGTTTCCAACAAACAGTACCTTTAGGGGTTTTGCAATATTCTCGTGGCCCTACTAATGCCGTTCCTACGCCTTTAACAAGTTTACAATCACCTTCGACAGCAATTGTTTTAGCACCTTTAGCAACTACTAATTTATTAGATTTTACAGGAATTTTAAGAGCTGTTGTCGATGTTTACGCCGCTGATTATACTTTACCAGGGTTTGTTGCAATAAATGGATTAAAAAACGTTTCGACAGTGTTTTGGAATGGAACTAACTTTTTTACTTTCGCTCAAGCGGCCATACCTTCTTTAGTTATTAGTGCTACAGGAAATATTTTACAGTTAAAAAATAATTCAGCAACTCCACTAACGACGGTTTATTGGACAATGCGTTTTGTAAGGATTGATACATGACACTTAGCAGTCAATTATTTGAAAGTTATGTTCCTGTTTATGATGCGGTCCCTGAAGAATGGGATGATGCACGGCCTTTTCTTGTAGAAACGTTAAAGAAAATCTCTAATGCCATTAATGTGCGAGAAATTGGTTTCTTCTTAGATGAGGAATTGATTAGTGGAAAGCAATTTA